ATGAACCGGATCAACAAGGGCCAGCTGGCCGAGACGATGGCGGAGAGCGCCGGGATCACCAAGGCCGAGGCCGGGCGCGCGATCGACGCCTTCGCCCGCGCCGTGCAGGAAGCGACGGACCAGGGCGGCAGCGTGGTGCTGCAGGGCTTTGGCACCTTCGCGCCGCGCCACCGTGCCGCGCGGATGGGGCGCAACCCCGCCACCGGCGAGGCAATCGAGATCGCGGCCAGCACCACGCTGGGCTTCAAGGCCGCCAAGCGCAAGGCGGGCGCGTGATGCTGACCGGCAAGCAGATCCCCGCAGCCGCCATCCGGCGCGTCTGGCTGGACGAGCGGCTGACCACCGCCCAGGCCGCCGCCGAGGTGGGCCTGACACGCGCCTCCAGTCCTTTGTTGCGTTCTTCCATTGTATCCCTCCATCCGGTTGTTGGCGCTTCCGATGGTAAGGGCCGCCTGGCCGAGCCCCAAGCGCAAAGCGCGCCGGGCCGGTCGGGCGGGGTTCTCCGCGCTCCGGCTGCCACCGTCGCAGCGTGTGAGCCGTCCAGCCCGCGCGCTTCCTCCTCCCTGCGCGCGGGCTGGGGCTGGCTGATCCGGGCCGCCCGGCGGCTGGACGATCACTGGATCGGGGATCTGATCGGGGCGCTTTGCCTGTTCGGCATGCTCTGGATCGGCCTTGTCGCCGCGATGGTGTTCGAATGATGGCCGCCAGCCCCTTCCTTGCGCAGATCGCGACCCCGCAGCCCGATGGGCGGCGTGGCGAAGGGGCTGGCACCCATGCGGCGCAGGGCGGGTATCCGCCCGCGTCGTGGCCGGTCGAGGAGACCGAGGTCGGCCTGCAATACGTTATCCCCGGCTGCGAGCGGCGCGAGAGCGCGCGCCCCGCCCGGCAATCTGTGGAGGGCGGTCATGGCTAAACGCCGGGCCTACCGGGGCGGCAATGATGACCGCCAGATGTCCTTTGACGATTATTTCGTGGTCCCGACCCCCGCCGATGTGCGGCCGGGATCGATCGCCGGTTTCGATCATGAACTGCGCCAGGCGCTGAGCCAGAGCCTGAAGGAGCAGCCGCTGTCGCGCTACGAGGTGGCCGCGAAGATGAGCGAGATGCTGGGCGACGACATTTCCAAGAACATGCTGGATGCCTACACGGCCGAGAGCCGCGAGACGCATCAGATTTCCGTGGTGCGGCTGGTCGCGATGATCCTGGCCACGCGCGATTATGACCTGCTGGCGCTGGTGGCCGAGAAGGTCGGCTGCCGCCTTCTGGTGGGCGAGGAGGCCGTTGCGGCCGAGGTGGGTTTCATCGACCAGGAGATCGAGGAGCTGCGCGCGCGCCGCGCCGAGCTCAAGCGCCTGCACCCGGTCCGGTTGCGGAGGCGCCGGGCATGATCGAGTGGCGCACCGCAGCTGATTGGTCATCCCAAGGGCTTCCAGACCTTCCGACATCTAAGGTCGGTTTGATTGATCGTGCTAAGCGCGAGGGCTGGAAAAGCCAAAAGCGCCAGGGGCGTGGCGGCGGCCTTGAATACCACTATTCCAGCCTGCCCGACCGGGCGCGCGCGGCCTATCTGCTGCGCCACCGCAAGCCTGCGGCAAGCGCGGCCCCGACCGAGATCCCGCAGGACGAGGCATGGGCGAGCTTCGATCAGCTGTCGCAGACCCTTAAAGACAAGGCCGCGTTCCGGCTCAAGGTTCTGACGGCGGTCGAGGCGCTGGTCGATGGCGGCGTGGGCCGGGTGTCGGCGGTCGAGATGGTCGCGGCCGATGCCGAGGTCAGCCCCGCCACCGTGCGCCGCTGGGTGCGGATGGTGAAGGGGGTCGAGCGGCGCAACTGGCTGCCCGCGCTGGCCCCGCGCCATGTCGGCAAGACCGACCGCGCCGAATGCGATCCGCGCGCCTGGGACTGGTACCTGGGCCAATACCTGACCCGGCGCGGCCCGAGCCATGCCGACACCTATCGCCGCCTCGAAGAGATCGCCGCGATCGAGGGCTGGGTGATCCCCAGTGCCAAGACCCTGGAGCGCCGCGTCGAGACTGATATCGACCCGCTGAGTGTGGTCCTGATGCGCGAAGGCATGGAGGCGCTGGCGCGCCGCCTGCCCAAGCAGCGCCGCGACGAGACGGTCTTTGCCGCAGGCGAGGCGGTCAACGGCGACGGCCTGAAGTTCGACAAGCTCTGGGTCGAGTTCCCCGATGGCGAGATCCTCAATACCGCCACCGCCTGGTTCTTCCAGGACCTGCGCACCCGCCGCATTCTTGCCTGGCGGCTGGGCAAGACCGAGAACACCGACCTGTTCCGGCTGGCCACCTATGACCTGACCGGGGTCTGCGCACCCACGGTCATGTATATCGACAACACGCGGGTCGCCGCGAACAAGCTGATGACCGCCGGGGCCGAGAACCGCCGCCGCTTCAAGAAGGGCGATCACGATGGCGTCGGCCTGCTGATCGCGCTGGGGATCGAGCCGCGCTTCACCAACCCCGACAAGGAGACCGGCAACCCCGGCGCCAAGCCGATCGAGCGCGCCTTCGGCATCGGCGGCCTGCATGACAAGGTCGCAACCCACCCGTCGCTGATCGACCGGGGCTACAGCAAGGCGACCGCGATCCCCTACGAGGAGCTGCGCGCCGTGATCGAGCACGAGGTCGCGCGCCACAACGCCCAGACCAAGCGCCGCACCACCGCCTGCCGGGGCATTCTGAGCTTCGACCAGGCATGGGAGGAGGCCACCGCCAGCATCACCTTCCGCCGCTTTTCCGAGCGCCAGCGCCGCCTTCTGCTGATGGTGCGCGAGGTGGTCAGTGTCAGCCAGACCGGCGAGATAGCGATCAATGCAGGGCGCGGGGCGCATGCCAAGAACCGCTACTGGACCGAGGCCAGCGCTGCGCTGGCGGGCCGCAAGGTGGTGGCGCATTTCGACCCGGAGAACCTGCATGCCGGGATCCATGTCTACAGCCTGGACGGGCGGTACCTGTTCGAGGCCGACCACATGACCAGCACCGCCTTCAACGACACCGAGAAGGGCCGCGAGTGGAACAAGAACCGCGCCCGCATGATCAAGGCTGCCAAGAAGCAGGCCGAGGCCACCACGCGCATGTCGAAGCTGGAGCGCGAGGAGCTTTACGGCAAGGCCGTGCGCGCCCGCGCCGAGGAGGCGGGCGATCCGCCCGCAGCCCCCGCGAGTTCCGTGGTCGCGGCGCATTTCCGGCAGATGCCGGATCCCGCCCGCGATGCCGAGCAGCCCAAGGTCGCGCCCGGCGTGATCGACTTCGCGGCCATGGCGGCGCGCCAGCGGCCGAGCGAACTGGCCGAGGATGATGATGAACAAGCCGAATTCATGAGGCGGGCGCTAGCAGGCGTCCGCGCCCGCAACGGGTTGCCGCCCGCCGAATGAAACGGCCGGTGGTGCGCCACACCGCCCGGCCGAACCCCTGAAACAGGCAAAACAGGAGAGACCTTCAGGATGACCCAGAATGCCCAAGTTGTCCAGATGACCGCCGAGCCGGACGAGGAATACGTCACCAACCGGCTGCCCCTGCGCGACCGCATGCGCGCCCAGATGAACACCGATGGCCTGTCGCAGGCCGCCGCCGCCCGCGAGATCGGCATTTCGCCCTCGGCGCTGAACCAGTGGCTGCAGGGCAAGTATGCGGGCAACAACGACGAGGTCGAGGCGCGGATCGAGAACTGGCTGACCGCGCGCCAGCGCCGCGAGGCCGCATCGAGCGCCATGCCCGAGCCGCCCGAGTTCTTCCGCTCGCCCTCGGCCGAGAAGGTGGTCAACGCGCTGAGCTACGCCCAGATGGCGGGCGACATCGTCTGCATCTACGGCAACCCCGGCGTCGGCAAGACCAAGTCCTTCCGCCATTACCGCGACACCAACCCCTCGGTCTGGATCGCCACCATGTCGCCCGACAGCGCCGGGCTGGTCCCGGCCCTGGAAGAGGTGGCCGAGGCGATCGGGCTGCGCGATGCCGGGGGCGGGGCGCGCCGCATCGCCCGCGCCATCCGCCGCAAGATCGAGGGGACGCGGGGCCTGTTGATCATCGACGAGGCGCAGCACCTGTCCACCGCCGCGCTGGAAGAGCTGCGCATCGCGATCCATGACGCGACCGGCATCGGCCTCGTGTTCGCGGGCAACCCCGAGGTCTATTCGCGGCTGACCGGCGGCAACCGCTCGATGCGGTTCGCGCAGATCTTCAGCCGCATCGGCATGCGCCTCTTCATCCCGCGCCCGACCGTGGGCGACGTGAAGTCGCTGGCCGCCGCCTGGGGCGTGAAGGGATCGCCCGAGATCGAGCTTCTGAAGGAGGTCGCGGCCGAGCCCGGCGCGCTGCGCGGGGCCAGCAAGGTGCTGGCGCTGGCGGCCATGGCGAGCGGCGGCGACATCACGCTGGCCGCCCTGCGCCAGGCACGCGCCAATCTCGGAGGGCAGGAGTGATGGCCGCGCTGTCCGAGGAAATCCGCAGCGTCGTCGCCTGCCTGTCGGGCCAGATCGACAAGGGCCGGGTGGATGCGGCGACCGCCGCGCGCGCCCGCGATATCCTGCGCGACGTGGCCGACCGGGTCGAGCTGATCGAGGACCTGATCATCCCTGCCAGCGTCACGCTGCCGGATGTGCCGCGCCCCGGCACGAACGTGGTCCGCCTGGACCCGCACCGCCCCCGCGTGGCCCGGCCTGTCGGCCAGCCGCATCAATCCCCCTCAACCCCCCGCGCAACCGGCCTTCGAGCCGCATTTCAAGGAGAGAGCCATGAACCAGCAACAGGACATCACCCCGGCCGCAGCGGCCACCCCGTCTGACGGGATCATCGAGCTGCAGGGCGAGAAGTACATGCGCGACACCGGCGGCCGTCTGGTCCCGATCGACGCGATCAAGCCCGAGGATCTGCTGATGGACGAGACCGTCCGCAAGATCTGCGCCTTTGCCGAGGACCTCTCGGCGCGCATCAGCCGCTTCCGGGGCCACACCTTCGACGACATCGCCACCACCGTGGACCTGATGAACGAGAAATACGGCCGCCGCCTGGGCGGGACCAAGGGCAATGTGACCCTCACCAGCTTCGACGGCACCTTGCAGGTCAAGGTGCAGGTGCAGGACCAGATCACCTTCGGCCCCGAGCTGCAGGCCGCCAAGGAGCTGGTCGATATCTGCATCTCGCGCTGGTCCGAGGGGTCGAACGCGCAGGTGCGCGCCCTGATCCAGCATGCCTTCCAGGTGGACAAGGAGGGGCGGATCAACCGCTCGGCCCTGTTCCAGTTGCGCCGCATGCGCGTCGAGGATGGCGACCCGGAATGGCGCGCCGCCATGGACGCCCTGTCGGATGCGATCCGCGTGATCGGGTCCAAGGAATACGTCCGCTTCTATCGCCGCGACAATCCCCGCGCCCGCTGGGAACCGATCACCATCGATCTGGCGAGCGCGTGATGGGCCGCGCGACTGATATGGCCCCCGCGCTCGCGCTGGCCGACCGGCTGGACGCGCTTCTGAAGGCGGGCGCGCCGTCCCGGCATGATGACCCCGGTGCCTATGAGAAGGCGATCGCTGCCCTTGAGGCGGCGGTCACGAGCGCCGACCCCAAGGGTCGCCTCGACCAGGACTGGCAGGGCGGCGTCCTGCGGGCCTTCGGCCTGCGCGCCAGCTCGACCACCGGCATCTACGGCGCTTGCCGGAACTGGGTCCGGCAGGTCCGGGCCAAGGCCACCCCGACCCGTCACCCCGCCACCACCATCGGAGAATGATCATGACCATCAGTGAAATCGAACTGCGCCGCGAGCTTCTGGACAAGGCGCTGGCAGGCGCGAAGCTGCCCGAGGCGATCGAGTATGCCCATGACATGTGGCGCTTTGTCAGCGGGCAGGATGCCGCCCTGACCTACGGACCCGACAGCGCGACGGGGTGGATGCGGGGCGCGACACCCGTGCCGATGGACGAGGTTGCGCGGATCGTCCGCGCCGAGGTGGTGGGCATCGCCCTTGGCCCCGAGGGCCGCTGGCGGCGGATCGATCTGGAGGGCGACACCCTGCCCATGACTGCCGAGGCATTCGACACCCACCCGATCTGGGGTGGCCTGCGCGACATCGTGACCGATGAGGGCCTGCACCTGGTGGAGATCCCGAAGTTCTGGGTGCGTTTCGAGGCGCGCGGCGACGAGCGCCTGTGGTGGGTCAGCCCCCGCGCCCGCGAGGGGTTCGACCTGCACCCGGCCTTTCTGGCCGCCGATGGGCGCGCCGTGGCGGTGCTGCGGGTGGCCAAGTATCTCGCAACCGATAAGGCGGGCAAGATCGGCGTGGCGGCAGGGCAGACGCCCTGGACCTCGATCACGATCGACGAGGCGCGGCGCAGATGCGAGGCGCTCGGCCAGGGCTGGCGCATGTGGTCGGTCTATGACCAGGCGGCGATCCAGCTGCTGGCGCTGATCGAGATGGGCACCCCGGACATGCAGGACGCCATTGCGCGCGGCAATGTCGATGGTGACGGCGTGAAGTCCACCGGCAGCACCGGGGCCGCCTGGCGCGGCATCCACGATCTGTGGGGCAATGTCTGGCAGTTCGTCGACGGGTTGCGGGTCACCTCGGGCGGCGTGATCGAGGTCTGGCACGATCTGCTTCCCGGCCCGGATGCCTGGGTCAACACCGGGGTGGCCTATGGGCCGGGCAAGGATGACGGGTTCCCGACCGATCTGCACACCGAGCAGGACCGGGGCTTCAACCTGTCGCTCCTGTTCCTGCCCTCGGAGGTCTCGGACGATCGCGAGGATGCGATCATCCCGGATTACGCCTGGGGGCGCTGGCAGGATCGCGAGACGATCGCCATCCGTGGGGGCAGCTGGACCGACGGCGGCAATGCTGGCGTCTTCGCCCTCTACCTGCTCTACGCGCGTTCGGACGCGGTCACGAGCATCGGCTTCCGGCCCGCTTTCGGGTTCTGACATCTGACCCCCTGCACTCTGGCGGCCTGCCGAAAGGCGGGCCGCACCACCGGCGAAACCGCATCGCGGTCTGCGGGCCAAGGGCACCCCCGCACTGATGAGCCAGCCCAACACGGGAGACGAGAGATGGACCAGCTGATCCACCTGACGGGCGTCGTCACGCTGGCCGCGATCGCGGCCGGTGGCGTCGTCTTCGGAACCACGATCTGGGCCGGGCGGTTCGGCCCGCCGCGCTGCTATGGCTGGATGCTGTCGGGCATGGCGGCGGCCGCCTTGGTATTCCTTGTGGTGATCCTTGTGCTGGCGGTGGCGGCATGAGCAACGCGATCAAGGCCATCCATGCCAGCCGCCGCCAGGTGCCGGGACTTGAGGACGAGGAGACCTGGCGCGACTTCCTGCATCAGGTGACCGGCGAGCGGTCGATCCGCGCCATGCCCGAGCCCGCCCGCGCCAAGGTGCTCGATGCCCTGCGCGCGCGGGGCGCGAAGAGCGGCAATGGCGCGCGCAGCTTCAAGCCCTCCGACAAGCCGCATGTCCGCAAGGTCTTTGCGATCTGGGGCGCGATGTGCCGCGCCGGGATCCCCGACAACCCGACCCGCGCCGGTCTGCGCGCCTTCGTGGCCAAGATGACCGCCTCGGCCGAACGCCCCGAGGGCGTGGGTAATCCCGAATGGCTGACCCCCGAGGATGCCCGCAAGGTGACCGAGGCGCTGAAGGCATGGGAGCGGCGCGAGCTGGCCAAGCGGAGGGCTTCGAGATGACGCGCCGCAAGTGCCGGTCCTACCGGGTCACGATCGATGCCGAGGCGTTCGACCGCATCGCGGCCGCGCTGATCGGCAATCACCGCGAGCTGCTCGACAATGGCTGGAGCATCTGCCCGACCTCGGGGCTTTGGCGCACCGGCAAGGGGACGCTGACCGCGCGTGTCGCCTACCGGATGCGGGCGCGCAAGGCATCGCTCGTACATACCGTGCGCGGGATCAACCCAGGGCTTTACGATGAGAGATGACCGCAACGATCCCTTCGACGGACTGCCCCCGACCTTGCGTCAGGTGGCCGAGGTCGCCGGGATCGAGGCGGCGGCGCGCCTTGCGCGCGATCACGGCGGCACGGAGATCTACATCCGGCGCACCCTGGACATGGAGCATGTCCTGGTCAAATCGGTCGGCATGGAGGCCGCCGCATCGATCCTGGAACGCTTCGGTCCCGGTGCGCTGGAGGTGCCGCTCTGGCTGAGCGGGCGCCGCCAGCAGATGGCGCGCCGGATCATGCAGATGCTGGAGGCGGGGCATTCGGAGGCGCAGATCGCCCGCGCCCTGCGGTGCCACATCAGGACGGTGCGCCGCTACCGGACGCGGGTGTCGGATGCCCAGATGGACCTGTTCTCCATACTGGACGGCGAAGAGAAGTCTTGCGCCGAAGACGATTTTGACGAAAGCTGAGCCATGGCGGGCGTGAGCCCGGACAGCTGTCCGGGTCGGAACTGACCACCACGCGATGACAGGGTAGCCGGGTGCGAAACAGCAGCGGTTGACCCGATCATGACCATCTTCGACATCCAGAAACATCTCAAGGCGCTGGGGCACGATCCCGGCCCGATCGATGGCGTCTGGGGGTCGCGCACCCGCGCCGCCCTGCTGTCGCTGCTTTACGTGCTGCGCGCGATCGCGGTGCCGGGCGCTGCCAGCTGGAATGTCGCGCGCCAGCGCATGGCCGCCGAGCAGGCGATCATGGCGGCCAGCGGTTTCGACACCGGCCCGATCGATGGCCTGGACGGCCCGCGCACCCAGGCGGCGCGCGCCCAGTTCCAGGCGCAGCGCAATCACAGCCTCGACGAGGTGGCCCCCTCGGCGCATTCGGAAATCCGCCAGGGCCGCGCGCGCCACCTTGTCCGCGAGATCGTGATCCATTCCTCGGCCACCCGGCCCGACTGGATGGGCAACAACAGCCTGCGCGAGCAGGTCGAGGAAATCCGCGTCTGGCACCGGGCGCGCGGCTGGCGCGACATCGGCTATCACTGGATCATCGGCCGCGACGGCTCGATGCTGCCCGGCCGCCCCGAGACCGAGGTCGGCGCGCATGTCCAGGGTCACAACAGCGGCACGATCGGCATCTGCCTGATCGGCGGCTTCGGCAGCGCCGCCACCGACCGTTTCTCGGATCACTTCACCGCCCGGCAGGGGATCACGCTGGAGCAGCAGATCCAGGCGATCTCGATGCGCACCCCGATCACCCGCGTGAGCGGGCACAACGAGTACGCCGCCAAAGCCTGCCCCGGCTTCAACGTCACCCGATGGCTCGAAGGAAATCAGTGATGAGCGCCTCGCCCCTTCCCCAACTTCCCGCCTGGCATGCGCGGTCCTTCTACGCGCAGCTGCTTCTGGTCGCGACGGTGGTCGCGCATGTCCTGCAGATCGACATGGATGCGCTGGTCGCCCGGATCGGTCTCGACGCGCCTGACCAGCTTGTCGAGCTGGCGATGATCGTCATGCCTTGGGTCTTCGGTCTCTGGGCCTGGCTGGAGCGGCGCGCGCCGAAGTACCAGCTGGTGTTCGGGAGGGCGCGCTCGTGAGCTGGCTGCCTGACATCATCACCCTGATCCTCGGGCTGATCGTGGGCATCGGGGGCACCTGGAAGCTGGCGAAGACCAGCGGACGGCGCGAGGGACAGAAGGAAGCGGAAACCAAGGCCGAAGCCGCGCGGCTGCAGAACTATGTCGAAACAAGGGAACGAATTGATGAAGCGGATCGCAAGCCACTTGACGGTGATGGTGCTCGCAGCTGGTTGCGCGACTTCTCGTCCGGCGGAGATGCCGGGTCCGAGCGGTGAGGCAATCTGCCAGGGGCTTGAGCAGCCCGCCCGCATCCATGCCGCCTCGCTGGTCAGCGATGGCGGCCCTTCGTCCGTGCAGACGGGCGTGGTGCTGATCAGGGGGCTTGCCGCCGCCTGCACCTACGATCTCGGGCGCGAGGAGTGAGGCATGGATCTGACGTACATCCTGCAATGGCTTCCGCTTCTCAACGTGGTGTTCATCCCGGCGGCGGGCTGGCTGATCCGGGCCGCGACCCGGTCGATGGCCACCAAGGAGGACATCGCGGTCCAGGCCGAACGGCTCGACACGCTCGGGCGGCGCGTCGATCTGATGGAGCGTGACATCAAGCATCTGCCGGATGCAGACGATTTAGCCGGTCTCAAGGAGCAGATCGCGGCCCTGACCGGCGCGGAAAAGGTCCAGACCCAGCAGCTGATCGGGTTGTCGCAATCCGTCGCGCGGATCGAGGACTGGCTTATGAGGGGCATCAAGTGAGCTACAGGGATTTCATCGCGGAGCACCGCAGGCTGTTCATCATGCAGCTCTTGTCCGAGATCGGCGGCAGCGCCAGCGAGGACATCGTCTACCAGGGCGTCCGGCAGGGCTTCCGCCCCGTGAAGGGCGTGACCCGCGACGTGATCCGCGCCGATCTCGAATGGCTGCATGCCCGCCACCTGCTGGCCTTCGACTGGCTTGAGGACACGCTCCTCGTGGTCGAGCTGACCGAGCGCGGCGGCTATGTCGTGAGCGGCGACATCGAGGTCGAAGGGATCAAGGTCCCGGATGCGCGGAGGTAAGCATGGCCCGACCCTCCACGATCCAGCGCCTGCCCGGTGAGCTGCGCGAGCTGATCTCCGATCTGCGCAGCCAGGGCCGCACGATCGACGAAATCCTGTCCAAGCTGCGCGAGCTCGATGTCGATGTCTCGCGCTCGGCACTTGGCCGCCACGTCAAGCAGCTCGACAAGATCGGGGACGAGATCAGGCGATCGCGCGCGGTTGCCGAGGCGCTGGTCCGCCAGTATGGCGATGCGCCCGAAAGCCGCGCGGCGAAGATGAACATCGAGCTGATGCACAGCCTGGTCACCCGGCTGATGATCTCCGAGGAGGGCGAGCGGGCCGAGTTCGAGCCGCGCGAGGCGATGCAGATGGCAACAGCCCTGCAAAAGCTCGTCCAGGCATCGAAGCAGGACGTCGATCGCGAGACGCTCGTGCGCAAGGAGTTTGCCCGCAAGCTGGACGAGGCTGTCGCCGCCGCCGAAGAGGCGGGCGAGCGGGGCCTGTCGCCCGAGCGGCTGGCCGAGCTGCGGCGCGGCTTCCTGGGCGTGGGCCGGGCAAGCTGATGGCCGAGCTTCCGAGCATCCATGACGCACCACCGCGCAGCCCGGTCGATGACCAGATCCCCGGCATGCTGCCGCCCGAGGACCTCGACCCGCTGGCCGAGGGTATCCTCATGGCGCATCAGCGCGCCTGGGTGGAGGATCAGTCGCCGCTCAAGCTGGCCGAGAAGGGACGCCGGACGGGCGTCACCTTTGCCGAGGCGCTGGACAGCACCCTGATCGCGGCCGCCTCGCGCGCGGCCGGGGGCGATCACACCTGGTATATCGGGGACACCAAGGACAAGGGCCTGGAGTTCATCTCGGTCTGCGCGCGCTTTGCCAAGTCGATCGCGCGCGAGCTGGTCGACATCGAGGAGTTCCTGTTCGAGGACAAGCAGCCGGACGGGACCAGCCGGTTCATCAATTCCTACCGCATACGCTTTGCCAGCGGCTTCCAGATCGCGGCACTGTCGTCGAACCCCGCCAACATCCGGGGTCTTCAGGGTCGGGTGGTGATCGACGAGGCGGCCTTCCACCGCAACGTGGCGGCCGTGATCGACGCCTGCAACGCGCTGCTGATCTGGGGCGGCGTCATCCGCATTATCTCGACCCATAACGGGGCTTTGAACCCCTTTAATGAGCTGATCAAGGAGACCCGCGAGGGGCGCTATGATTACCGCATCCACCGGATCACCTTCGATGACGCGGTCCAGAACGGGCTCTATGAGCGCGTCTGCCTGATCCGGGGCTGGGAGGCCACGCCCGAGGGCAAGCGCGACTGGTACGCCCGTGTGCGCCGCTCCTACGGGACGCGGGTCGAGGCCATGCGCGAAGAGCTCGATGCGATCCCGCGCGAGGGCGAGGGCGTCCTTCTGCCGCTTGCCTGGATCGAGGCCGCATCGCGCGCCGACTATGTGGTCAAGCGCTGGGAGGCCCCCTCGACGGGCTTCCTGGACCTTCCCGAGCAATACCGCCGCGCCGAGATGCTGGACTGGCTGGAGCGCGAGCTCGCGCCGGTCATCAAGACCTTCACGCCCGAGCTTGGCCCCTTCGCCCTGGGCGAGGACTTCGGCATGCGCCAGGACCGCACGTCCTTCGTGATCGGATACACGGCGCAGGACCTGTCGCGTCATGTGCCGCTGATCGTCGAGCTGCGCCAATGCCCCTACGACCAGCAGAAGCAGGCGCTCTACTGGATCGTGGATCGCCTGCCCCGGTTCCAGAAGGGCATCCTGGACGCCAACGGCAACGGCATGGCGCTGGCCCAGGAGGCGCGCCAGAAGTTCGGCCCCGACATGATCACCGAGCTGATCGCCACCGATGCCTGGCATCGCGAGTTCACGCCCGGTTTCAGGAGCGCCTTCGAGGATCGGACCATCTTCATTCCGGCCGACCGGGATGTGCGCGATGACCTGCGCCAGATCACGATGATCGGCGGCGTGGGCAAGGTTCCGCGCGACGTGCGCACCAAGGGCACCGATGGCGGCAAGCGCCATGCCGACACCGCCGTGGCGCTGATGAATTTTTACGCGGCGACCCAGGCCGAGAGCTTCGATTACGGCTACCGCGCCGCCTCGGACCTGCGCGCCGGGGACCGCGATCATGATGACCGGGCGGGCACCGCCCGCTTTGCAAGAAAGGGTGCGTGGTAATGGCCAGGCTTCTGGATCAGTATGGTCGGCCGGTGGATCTGACGCGCCTGCGGCAGGAGCAGGCCGAGCCGACGCTCTCGGGGGTGCGCTCGATCCTGTCGGGGCACCCGGCTCAGGGGCTCACGCCCGCCAAGCTCACGCGGCTCTTGCGCATGGCCGAACAGGGGGACGCCACCGCCTACCTGGAGCTGGCCGAGGAGATGGAGGAGAAGGACCTCCACTATCTGTCGGTGCTGGGCACCCGCAAGCGCGCGGTGGCGCAGCTGGAGATCACCGTCGAGAGCGCCTCGGACGAGGCGGCCGACATCGAGAACGCGGACCTGATCCGCGACTGGCTGCGGCGCGAGGAGCTGGAGGACGAGGTCTTCGACATCCTCGACGCGATCGGCAAGGGCTTCTCGGTCACCGAAATCATCTGGGACATGTCCGAGCGGCAATGGTGGCCTGCCCGCCTCAAGCGCCGCGACCAGCGCTGGTTCGAGTTCGACCGGGAAGACGGCGAGACGCTCTACCTCAAGGGCCTGTCGGGGGCCGAGGATCTGTGGCCCTTCAAGTATGTGACGCATTTCGCCGCCGCCAAGTCGGGTCTGCCGATCCGGGGCGGGCTGGCGCGCGCCGCCGCCTGGGCGTATCTCTTCAAGAACTACGACCTGAAGGACTGGATCACCTATATCGAGGTCCATGGCCAGCCGCTGCGCGTGGGCAAGTACCACAGCGGCGCGACCGAGGCCGACAAGGAGGTGTTGCTGCGCGCGGTGGCCAATATCGGGTCGGACGCGGCCGCGATCATCCCGTCGAACATGATGATCGAGTTCGTGGAAGCCGCGAAGTCCGGCGGCGGCACCGGCACCGACATCTACGAGAAGCTGGCCAACTGGCTCGACAAGCAGGTGTCGAAAGCGGTGCTGGGCCAGACGCTCACCACCGAGGTCTCGGGTGGATCGCTGGCGGCCGCGCGCGTCCATGACGATGTGCGCCGCGACATCATGCGCGCCGATGCCCGCCAGCTGGCCAGCGCGCTCAACCGCGACATCGTCCGTCCGCTGATCGACCTCAACCGGGGGCCGCAGAAGCGCTATCCCCGGATCTCGATCGGCCTGCCCGTGGCGATCGACACCAAGCAGTTTGCCGAGGCGCTCGGACTCCTGGTCGACCGGGGGCTGAAGGTGGAGCAGAGCGTGGTGCGCGACCGCATGGGCCTGCCCGATCCCGACGAGGATGGCGAGGTCTTGCGGCCGATGGGTGCCGCCGATGCCGCGCCGCCGCCCGCCGCACCGCCGCCCGCGCTGCAGGCACATGGCCATGCGCCCGGATGCAGCTGCCATGCGGCCGCCCCCGATGCGCTCGACGCCCTGGCCGACGACATGGCCGACGACTGGCGCGAAGTGGTCGATCCGATGGTCGACCCGATCCGGCGGCTGATGGACGAGGCGGGCAGCCTGGAAGAGCTCCGCGGCCGGCTGGCCACGATCATCGCGGAGATGGACACGGCCGCGCTGGAGGAGATGCTTCTGCGCGGCAGCTTCAGCGCGCGGCTGGCAGGCCAGGTGGAGGCGGACATTGGCGGGGATTGACCTCACGGCGCTGGCCCCCGAGGAAGCGGTCGAGGCGTTCCGCCGCAAGGGCTACGAGCTGACCTTCGACTGGCGTGACATGCAGCGCGACGAGCATTCGCGCGCCTTCACCGTGGCCAAGGTTGCCTGCCTCGATCTGCTCACCGATATCCGGCGCGCCGTCGATGCCGCGATCTCCGAGGGGATCACCCTGCGCGAGTTCGAGCGCCGCCTCACGCCGCTCCTCCAGGAGCGCGGGTGGTGGGGGCGGCAGGCGATGACCGACCCGCTGACCGGCGAGACCCGCGATGTGCAGCTGGGCTCGCCCCGCCGCCTGCGCATCATCTACGACACGAACCTGCGCATGGCCTATGCCGCCGGTCGCTGGGAACGCATCGAGCAGGTGGCCGAGCGGCGGCCCTGGCTGCGCTATGTCGCGGTGCTCGATGACCGGACGCGCGACCAGCACCGGCGCTGGCACGACACGGTGCTGCGCTGGGATGACCCGTGGTGGAACCAGCATGCGCCGCCCAATGGCTGGAACTGCCGCTGCACGGTCCAGCAGCTCTCGGATCGCGACATCGCCCGGCGCGGCCTGGCACCTTCCGATCCGCCCAGTGCGCCCGCCCGCACCTGGGTGAACCGGCGCACCGGCGAGGTGCGCCAGGTGCCGGGTGGCGTGGATCCGGGGTTCGATTACAACGTGGGCCGGTCCAACATGGACCACCTGCGCGCGACCACGGCCGCCAAGCTCGATGCTGCATCGCCCGATCTGGCGCGCGAGACCATCGCCAGCCTGGTCCGCAGCCCGGCCTTCGACAGCTTCCTGCGCTCGCCCGGCGCGGGGCGCGCGGGCTATCCCGTGGCGACCGGCGGGCAGCGCCTGGGCGGCAGCCTGGAGACGGTGACGCTTCCGCCCGAGACGGCGCAGCGCCTGGCGGGCACGCTCACGGCCGAGGACTGGCGGCGCGCCCAGGCGGCGATCGACGCGGGCGCGGTCACGACATCGCAGGCCGGGGCCACGATCGAGGGCGCGGGATATGTCCTTGAGGTCGAGGCCCGCGACGGCCGCGTCGAGATCCGCGACATGCGTCCGGCGCGCCCGTGAGGGGCGCAAAACCCCATATGGCCCCAGAGCGCGCTCAGAGCGCCGTGGAGCGGCCTCCTGTCCTGTCCGCACCCTCCGGGCGTCCGAAGTCCTTAAACGCGCCTTAAATGCGTTTAAGGGGGGTCTATGGCGATCCGTGATCTAAGGGGGCAGGGTCTATCCGCAACCCGCGCCGCGCCGGGTCCGGTTGCGGGGGACATCTGTCCGGGTGTGACCATCCGCCTGCATCCTTAAAGCTTGCCCAAGAGCGGTCGGCAATCAAGCCGGATCGTCACGAAAAAGGGCAAGAACCACCGATGACCTTGATGCTGGCAACCCATGCCGCCCCTTTGACGGGGAGCGCTTCGGGGCGGGCCCCGGAATGGGTGCATCTGATCCCTGCCGGGCAGTTCGCCGGGCGGGATGGTCGGGGTCCGTATGTGCTGCAGGATGCCGAGGCGGTGATCGCGGCATCGACCCGCGACGGCCTCGACTGCGTGATCGACTACGACCACCAGACCGATCTGTCGGCGGTCAAGAATGTGGGGGGCACCGCGCCCGCCGCCGGATGGATCGTCGCGCTTGAGGCGCGCGCCGATGGCATCTGGGGCAAGGTCCAGTGGACCGACAAGGGTGCGGCGGCCGTGGCCGCGCGCGAGTATCGCTACATCTCGCCGGTCTTCCTTCACACCCGCAAGGGCGAGGTCAAGGCCGTCCTGCGCGCGGGCCTCACCAACAATCCCAACCTTCATCTGACGGCGCTTGCCGCTCAGGAACCCAAGCTCCAGTCCGAAGGAGATGACATGGAAGAGCTTCTTGCAGAACTGGCGGCCGCCCTCGGCCTGCCCAAGGACAGTGATCGCGCGGCCGTGGTGTCGGGCGTGACCGCGCTGGCCACCAGCGCCGATGCCGCCGCCAACGCCATCGCGGCCATGGCCCAGGCGGCGGGTGTCGAGCCCGCCGAGGATCCCGCCGCGACCGCGACCGCCGTCCAGGCGGCCGTCACCGCCCTGGGCAAGAAGGATGCGGGCGCGCCCGATCCCAACAAGTTCGCCCCGATCGAGGTGGTCACCAGCCTGCAGGCGCAGGTCAAGACGCTGATGGACGAGCGCGCCGCTGGCGTGGTCGACCAGGCAATCAAGAGCGGCAAGGTGCCGCCCGCGAACCGCGACTGGGCCGTGGCCTATCACGCCAAGGACCCCGAGGGCTTTGCCAAGTTCCTCGAAGGCCAGCCCGCGATCCTGATGCCCGGCGCGAAGCCGGGGGCCAAGGTCGAGACCGACAACGGCACCCTCGATGCCGACGACTTGGCGGTCTGCTCCGCGATGGGCCTGACGCCTGAAGAGTTCACCGCCATGCGCAAGAAGGAGGCTGTCTGATGGCCGCGCTGACCAAGGATCGCAACACGCCCGAACGCTCGGGCAAGGACTTCCAGTTCCCGGTGGCCGCCGCGACCCGCATCTTCGCGGGCTCGCTGGTGGTGCTCGATGCCGGTGTCGCCAAGCCCGGTGCCACCGGTATCGGGCTGGTCGCGGTCGGCCGGGCCGATGCCCATGCCGACAACAGCGGCGGCAGCGCGGGCGACGTGACTGTGCCGGTGCGCACCGGCGTGTTCCGTTTCGCCAATTCCGCCGGGGCCGACGAGATCACCTTGGCCGATGTCGGCGCAGATGCCTGGATCGTGGATGACCAGACGGTTGCCAAGACCGATGGCACCGCTTCGCGCTCGAAAGCCGGGCGCATCATGGACGTCGATGCACACGGCGTCTGGGTTTCGATCGGCTAAGGAGGCTACACATGATCATCAATCAGGCCAATCTTGACCGCCTGTTCACGGGCTACAGCGCCGCCTTCCAGCGCGGCCTCGGCCAGGCGGACCCGCAGTGGAGCCGCGTTGCCACGCGCGTTCCGTCCACCACCCGCGAGGAAAAATACGCCTGGCTCGGCCAGACGCCCAACTTGCGCGAGTGGATCGGGGACCGCGTCATCAAGTCGATCGAGGCGCATGACTACTCGATCAAGAACAAGTCCTGGGAAAGCACGATCGAGGTCAGCCGCGACGACATCGAGGACGACACCTATGGCGTCTATTCGCCGCTCTTCGAGGAAATGGGCCGCTCGACGGCGGCGCATCCGAACCAGCTGGTCTTCAGCCTGCTGGGTCAGGGCTTCTCGACCGCCTGCTACGATGGCCAGTATTTCTTCGACACCGATCACCCGGTGCTCGACGAGGACGGCAAGGTCACCTCGGTGTCCAACACCGGCGGCGGCTCGGGCGATGCCTGGTTCCTGATCGACGACAGCCGCGCGCTCAAGCCGATCCTCTACCAGGTGCGCAAGGACTACAACTTCGTGCGCCAGGATCGCGAGGAGGACGAGAACGTCTTCATGCGCAAGTCCTTCCGCTACGGCGTCGACGGCCGCTCGAACGTGGGCTTCGGCTTCTGGCAGTTCGCCTATGGCAGCAAGCAGCCGCTGGACAAGACCAACTACAAGGCCGCGCGCACCGCGCTGATGGGCATGAAGGGCGACTATGGCCGCCCGCTGGGCCTGCGCCCGCGCCTCTTGGTGGTGCCGCCCGCGCTGGAAGAGGCCGGGCTGGAGCTTCTGAACGCCGAGCGCGATGCGACCGGGGCGACCAACGTCTACCGGGGCACCGCCGAGCTGCTCGTCTGCGAATGGCTGTAAGGAGAGGCACCATGGCAAAGATCCCCGCGCTGCGCATCACCGCCCGCCGCGACGGCTTCCGTCGCGCCGGGATCGAGCACGGCGCTTCGCCCGTCGATCACCCGCTGGCCAGCCTGTCCAAGGCGCAGATCGCCCAGCTCAAGGCCGAGCCCGCCCTCGTGGTGGTCGAGGTCGAGATCGACGATCCCGATGCAGCCGAGCCCGCCAAGCCCGCCGCCGCCGCGCGCGGCGGGGCCAAGACCGAGACGAAGTCCGAACCGAAGGCTTGATGACCCATGGCTTACGCCACATCCCAGGACATGATCGACCGCTTCTCCGAGCAGCAGCTCGTGGAGGTCACCGACCCCGAGATCCTCACGATCAAGGTGGCGGCGCTCGATCGTGCCCTGGAGGATGCCTCGGACGAGATCGATGGCTACCTGGAGGGGCGCTACCGGCTGCCCCTTCAGTCGCCGCCGCGCTCGCTGCGCATCCTGGCCTGCAACATCGCGATGTACCGGCTGCTGTCGCTGCGCCAGATCGACGTGATGGAAGACCAGCGCCAGCGCTACGAGGACGCGATCAAGTATCTGCGCGCCGTGGCCAATGGCGACATCAATCTCGGGCTCAACCAGGCGGGCCAGACCGTCGATCCGGCGGGCGGCCCGACCCTTGTCGCAGGACCGGAGCGGACGTTCAGCCGCGACCGGCTGAAAGGCTTCTGATGTCCGGGGGCGGTGTCAGTGTTACCGTCCGTGTCGAGGACGAGGGGTTCCGCGAGGCGCTCACCCGTCTGATCCAGCGCAGCATGACGCTGCAGCCGGTCTTCGAGGAGATCGGCTCGGCGCTGCAGGCATCGACCGAGGATCGCTTCGAGGCCGAGACCGGCCCGGACGGCCAGGCATGGGCCGCGCATTCCCCGGTCACGCTGCTCCGGCGCGGGGCCAGCGCCAAGAAACTGCGCGACCGCAACCACCTTTACCAGTCGCTGAGCTATGCCGCCGGGCGGCTGCAGGTGGCGGTTGGCACGAACCGGACCTACGCCCGCATCCACCAGCTGGGCGGACAGGCCGGGCGCGGCCGCAAGGTCACCATCCCCGCGCGCCCCTACCTGGGCGTGAGCGCCGATGACCGCCGCATGATCGGGGAAATCCTGACAGACCACCTGGCCGAAGGGATGCGCCCATGATCCGTGATATCGAAGAGGCCATCGTCGCCCGGCTGGCCGGGTCGCTCGACAAGCTGCAGGTGGCGTCCTTCCCCGACAAACCCGACGCCTTCAAGATGTCGCACCCCAACGGCGCGGTGCTGGTGGCCTATGGCCGCGAGGTCTACTCGAAGCCGCGCGACCTGTCGCTGGTGGTCCAGGAGCGCAAGATCGAGTGGGACATCTCGATCCTGACGCGCAACCTGCGCACCCATGTCGGGGCCTATGACGTGCTCGACGCGGTGCGCATGCTGCTGACCGGCTGGCGCACCGAGGGCTGCTCGAAGCTGATGCCGGTGCGCGCCGAGTTCATCGATCAGAACCAGGGCGTGTGGACCCACGTGCTGACCATGACGCACACGATCACCACGGTCGAGTGCCATGAGGAAGAAGACCTGCCTGCGCTCAAGCGGGTCAACACCGCCGACGATTACGGCACCACCGATACGGAGACCATCAATGGCTAAGTACCTTTACAGCGGGCCGATGTCCGCTGCCACGCTGGATGACGGCACCGACGTGATCCTGTTTCCCGGACGGGAGGTCACGCTTCCGGCCGAAAACGCCTGGGTGAAGACCCTCGTGGCCCAGAAGTACCTGACGCCGGTCGCAGCCCCCAAGGCCGCGCCCGCGCCCAGCCGCAGCTCGGCACCCGCCGCCACCACCAAGACGAAAACCGAAAGCCCGGCATCCGCCTCGGGCGAGAAGGAGGGAAAGTAAATGGCCGCCAACTTCCTGCATGGCGTCGAGACCATCGAGATCGACAAGGGGCCGCGCCCGATCCGGGGCGTGAAGACCGCCGTGGTCGGCCTCGTGGGCACCGCGCCGATCTTCCAGGTCGACGGGGCGCTCGCCAGCCTCAACAAGCCGGTGCTGATCCAGTCCGACCGGGATGCCGCCCGCTACTTCGGCACCCAGATCGAGGGCTACACCATCCCCCAGGCGCTCGACGCGATCTTCGACCAGGGCCGCGGCATCGTCGTGGTGGTCAACGTGTTCGACCCCGAGACCCATGTCACCGCCCAGGCGGCGAAGGACGTGACCTTCGGCGCGGACGAGACGGCCGACCTTGGCCACAAGGGCGTGTTCGGCCTGGTCCTGACCGATGCCACCGCCACGACCACCTATGTCGCGGGCACCGATTACACGCTCGACCCGGCCACCGGTATCGTCACCCGCCTGCCCGGCGGCGCGATCTCGGCCGCCGAGACGGTCAAGGCCGCCTATGACTTTGCCGATCCCGAGAAGGTGCTGCCCTCGGACATCATCGGCGCGGTCGATGTGTCGGGCAACCGCACCGGCATGCAGGCGTTCCTCGACTGCTATGCCGAGATGGGCTTCTGGCCGAAGATCCTGATCGCGCCGGTCTACGGCACGCTCACCTCGGTCACGGCCGAGCTTGACGTGATGGCGGGCAAGCTGCGCGCCATCGCCCTGGCCGACGCGCCGATCGGCACCACCATGGCCGAGGCGATCGCCGGGCGCGGGCCGAACGGGTCGATCAACTTCAACACGTCGAGCGAGCGCATGGTGCTGTGCTATCCGCACCTGAAGGTCTATGACCTGGCGACCGACACCGAGCGGCTTGAGCCCTACAGCCAGCGGCTGGCGGGCGTGATCTGCGCGGTGGACAATGACGAGGGCTACTGGGTCAGCCCGTCGAACCACGACATCAAGGGGATCGTGGGCGTCGAGCGCCGCCTGTCGGCCATGATCAACGACCCGACCACGGACGTGAACCTGCTCAACGAGAACGGGATCGTCACGGTCTTCAACTCGTTCGGCTCGGGCCTGCGGGTCTGGGGCAACCGCTCGGCCGCCTGGCCCTCGGTGACCCACCCCAAGAACTTCATCCCGATCCGCCGGGTGGCCGACATGCTGCATGAAAGTGTCGAGCTGTCGATGCTGCAGTTCATCGACCGCCCGATCAACCAGGCGCTGATCGACGACATCCGCGAAAGCGTGAACAGCTTCATCCGCACCCTGATCGGGCGCGGGGCGCTGATCGACGGCAAGTGCAGCTACGACCCGGCGAAGAACGAGGCCACCCAGATCGCGGCGGGCCACCTGGTCTTCGACATCGAGTTCATGCCGCCGACGCCTGCCGAGCGGATCACGTTCGAGAGCTTCATCAACATCGAGCTGCTCAACCAGCTCGGCGGCCAGTGAAAGGGGCCTGACCCATGAGCAACAAGATTGCGATCAACCACCTGACCAACGTCAACCTCTACATGAACGGCTCGTCGCTCCTGGGGCGCGCCGAGGAGCTGGAGCTGCCGCAGGTCAAGCACAAGATGCAGGAGCACAAGGCGCTCGGCATGGTGGGCACGGCCGAGTTCTTCTCGGGCGTCGAGAAGATGGAATGCAAGGTCAAGTGGGCCTCGTTCTATTCCGAGGTGCTGCGCGAGGCGGCCAACCCGTTCAAGACGGTGCGGCTGCAGGCGCGCTCCAGCCTGGAGACCTATACCGGCCAGGGCCGCACGGCCGAGGTGCCGGTCATGGTCTCGCTGATTGCCGCCTACAAGGACTTCCCGCTGGGCTCCTTCAAGCAGCATGATCGCGTGGTGCCCGACAGCAACCTGTCGGTCTATTACGCCAAGATGGAAATCGACAGCCAGGAGATCTTCGAGTTCGACGTGCTAGAGAACATCTACAAGGTCGCGGGCGCGGATGTGCTGGCCACCTACCGCCTGAACATCGGCGGCTGATCCCCGCGCTGATCTTCTCCTGGCCGGGCGCGATCCGGCCGGGGCTGACCCTCTGAACCCCTGAAACGCTGAAAAGGAAAGACCATGAGCGACAAGACCGACACCGCCACCAAGGCCGACGACACCCGCACGATCACGCTGCCCGCCTCGGGCAAGGTGGTGGTGCTGCGCAAGGGCAAGGGGCGCGACATGCGCATCGCCGCGCGGCACGTCAATCCGGCGACCGACCCGATCGGCTATTCGATGGCGCTGGCGGCGGCGCTGGCCACGATCGATGGCAATGCGGTGCTGCCCGAGGACCTGGACGAGATGGACATGGAGGACGTGACGGCGATCATGGGTGGCCTGCCGGGAAAATCCCTACCCCAAGGGATGCCTTCGCCCTGATCACGGTGACGAAGTGGTCGGCGGCCGAGGTGGACGGGATGGAGATCACCGACCTCAACGACTGGATCGAAGAGGCCGTCGATCACGCCAAGGCGGTCAGGGACGCTCGCGAAGCCGCGCAGCCTTAGCGGCTTCATGCCGGGCTACGCCTTCGCGCCAGCCTGATGCAAGGGCTTCCACAATGCGGGGCGCAAACCAGACCGAGCCTTTCAGGGCGAGGCGCAGGGCAAGCAGAAGCGTGAGCGCGATACCGATCAACGCTCCGATCCCGAAGAAAAAGAAGAAGGGTGCCAGAAACGATCCAACCGACATCGCGCCACCTCTTGTTTGTCACGAAGGACAATAACCCGAAATGGACAGCATCTTCAACCTTTCGGTCATCATCGCCGCCGTTGACAACCTGACAGGTCCGGTGCGCGAGATGGTGCGGTCGATGGAGGGGCTCGACCGGATGGCCGCGCGCGGCCGCGAGATGCAGGACTGGGGCACCCGCATGTCGATCGCGGGGGCGATGACGCAAGGGGCCGCCAACCAGATGATGGCGGCGATCAACGGCCCGATCGAGGCTGCCGCCCAGTTCGAGCAATCCATGGCGCTGGTGCGCGCCGTCACCACCAACATCACCGGCGACGAGTTCGAGGCGCTGAGCGCCCAGGCGCGCGAGCTGGGGGCCACCACCGCCTTCTCGGCCAGCCAGGTGGCCGAGGGCATGGGGTTCCTGGCGCGCGCAGGGTTTGACGCGCAAGAGCAGATGGCGGCGATGCCGTCAATGCTGGCACTGGCGCGCGCGGGCGCGGTCGACCTGGGCACCACCGCCGATATCGCCTCGAACATCCTGTCGGGCTTCGGGCTCGATGCGGCCGAGATGACGCGGGTCGCGGATGTGATGGTGGCGACCTTCACCACCGCCAATACCGATATCCCGATGCTGGGCGACACGATGCGCTATATCGCGCCGGTCGCCCGCGCCGCTGGCATGAGCCTGGAAGAAGCCGCCGCGATGGCGGGTCTTCTGGGCAATGCCGGTATCCAGTCGAGCCAGGCGGGCACCACCCTGCGCGCCATGTTGCAGCGGCTGGCCGCGCCCTCGCGCGAGGCGGCGGCGGCGCTTGACGCCATGGGCGTGTCAGTGGCCGACGAGCAGGGCAACATGCGCTCGATGGTCACCATCCTGGGCGAGGTGGGCGATGCGATCGGGGATCTGGGTACCCAGCAGCAGCTCGATATCATCGGCACGATCTTCGGGGTCGAGGCGGCGGCGGGCGCGGCCGAGCTGCTGGCGCAGGGCCAGTCGATCGGGGATTACGTCGACCAGCTGATGGCCAGCCAGAGCCGGGCGGCGCAGGTCGCGGCCGAGATGGGCGACAACTTCCGGGGCGCGCAGACCGAGTTCGCCTCGGCCATGGAGGGGCTCAACATCACGCTGGGCACGATGCTTCTGCCGGTACTGACCGATGTGGCGCGCGCGGCCACCGGCGTGGTGCAGTCGATCGAGGGCTGGGCCGAGGCCAATCCATGGCTAGCCGAGACCGCCATGAAGGTGGCGCTGGTGGGTGCTGGGGTGCTGGCCGTGGTCGCCCCGATCCTGTCTGCTGTGGGTGCTATGGGTATCCTCCTCGGCGTTGGCATGCAGGTGGTGGCGCGGATCGGAACCGCGTTCGTATGGCTTGCCCCCAAAATACTTGCGGCTTCATGGTCGGTGGGCGTCTTTGCTGCCCGCCTCCTCCTCGGGGCGGCGACGGCGATCCCGTCCTTCATCTCGGGGCTGGTGGCGATGGGCGCGGCGGCAGCGGGCCGGGTGGTGGCTGGCTTGCGCGCGGCGGCGGCGGCGGCGCGGGCCTTTGGCCTTGCGCTGATGGCCAACCCGATCGGGCTGGCGGTGGCCGCGATCGCGGCCGGGGCGCTGCTGGTCTGGTATTACTGGGAGCCGATCTCGGAGTTCTTCGTCGATCTCTGGGCGGACGTTCAAACGGCCTTTGAAGGGTTTTCAAGCTGGGTGACAAGCTGGTGGTCGCGGGTCACCGGCTGGCTGGCGCAAGGGCTCGACTGGGCGCGCATGATCCCCAGCCTGAGCTGGGCGGATTTCGTGGGGCTTCTGACCTGGGAGAACTTCCTGACCGCCCTCGACTGGGCGTCGTGGCTGATCCCGCTGCGCTGGCTGGACTTCATTCCTGGCTTCAGCTGGGCCGAGGTGATCGGCGCGGTGCTCGACTGGGCCGATTGGATCACCAGCCTCTCGTGGTCCGAGTTCGTGGCGCTCTTCACCTGGGACAATGCGCTTCAGGTGCTGGACTGGGCCTCGTGGATCCTGCCGATCCGCTGGCTTGACTTCATCCCCGGCTTCAGCTGGGCCGAGGTGATCGGCAGTGCGCTGGCCTGGGGCGACTGGATCACGTCGCTCGACTGGTCCAGCTACATCCCCGCCTTCAGCTGGGCCGAGGTGATCGGCGCGGTGCTCGACTGGGCCGATTGGATCACCAGCCTCTCGTGGTCCGAGTTCGTGGCGCTCTTCACCTGGGACAATGCGCTTCAGGTGCTGGACTGGGCCTCGTGGATCCTGCCGATCCGCTGGCTTGACTTCATCCCCGGCTTCAGCTGGGCCGAGGTGATCGGCAGTGCGCTGGCCTGGGGCGACTGGATCACGTCGCTCGACTGGTCCAGCTACATCCCCGCCTTCAGCTGGGCCGAGGTGATCGGCGCGGTGCTCGACTGGGCCGATTGGATCACCAGCCTCTCGTGGTCCGAGTTCGTGGCGCTCTTCACCTGGGACAATGCGCTTCAGGTGCTGGACTGGGCCTCGTGGATCCTGCCGATCCGCTGGCTTGACTTCATCCCCGGCTTCAGCTGGGCCGAGGTGATCGGCAGTGCGCTGGCCTGGGGCGACTGGATCACGTCGCTCGACTGGTCCAGCTACATCCCCGCCTTCAGCTGGTCGGAGGTTCTCGGCGCGATCGGGTGGGACGCGCTGATCGGTGTCGAGCGACTGCGCGCCGCCTGGCAGGCCGTGCGCGACTTCCTCGGCGGCATCGAATGGTCCTCCATGCTGCCGGAGTTCGACTGGGGCGACATCATCCCCGATCTTCGGCCCGCGCTCGACGCGATCCTTGGCCCCGGTGCCGACGCGCCGCTGCTCGACCAGCTTTCCTTTGTGCGGGCGGGTGACGGCTTCTTCTACGGCTGGTCGGAGGGTGTCGAGCTTGTCAATCAGTATCGCCAGGGGCTGATCGGGCTGGACGAGCTGCACGAGCGGGTCAGCGGCGAGGCGGGCACCTGGACCTCGACCGGGGCCATCGCGCAAAGGCTGCAGGACATCATCGAGGCTTCGGCCGAGTTCCAGGCCATGACGGGACAGGCCCCGCCCGCCCAGATCGTGGACCCCCAGACGCTGGCCGAGGCCGAGGCCGCCGCCTCGCGCCTGGCTGAAACCCTGCCGCAGATCGATGCGGCGGCGGCGCAGACACGGGCGGCTGTCGGTGCCGAGCTGACCGCAGTGCAATCCGCCGTCTCGTCCGCAATACAATCGGTGACCTCCTTGCTGGCTGGGGTCTCCCTTCGCTCGCATGGCATCGCCTTCATGCGCACCCTGGCCGAAGGCATCCGCGCCGGTGCGGCGCAGGCGATCGAGGCCACGCGCGAAACCGTCCAGGCCATGCGCGACCACCTGCCCCATTCGCCCGCCAAGGTCGGCCCGCTGTCCGACCTGGACCGGGTGCGGTTTTCCGAAACGGTTGCCGGGGCCGTGCGCCCTGCGCCCGCCGTGGCGGCTGTGCATCGCCTGACCGCCGGGATGGCGGCGGCGCTGGCCGGGGCCACCATGAGCCTGCCCGCCATGGCCGCCCAGGTCCCCGAGATCGGCCGGACCAACCTCCCGGTGCTGCAGGCCGCCAGCGCCCTGCCGCAGGTCGGCCTGACCGGCGAGCCGGGCAGCGCCCCCGCCATGGCCGCGACCGGCGCAGCCGGGACCGATGCCGGGACGCGGGTCGAGATCAACTTCAACCCCACCATCACCATGCAGGGCGGTGCAGGCGGCGGCGACGGCTTCCAGTCGCGCGAGCAGATGCAGGAGCTCTTGCGGTCGATGGGTCATGAGCTTGTGCAGCTGGTCCACGATGAGCTGGCCCGCCAGTCCCGCCGCGATTACTGAGGAGAGACCCCATGTTCGCAATGCTCGGCCCGATCAGCTTCCGCCTCATCACCTATTTCGAGGGCGTCACCAACAAGCGGTCCTGGGATTACGCCAAGCATGACGTGATCGAAGGAAAGCCGCGCCTGCAATACATGGGCGAGGCGCTGGAGGAGGTCACGATCGACCTCGTGTTCCATGTCAGCTACTGCAACCCCGAGGCCGAGCTCGCCAAGCTGCGTATCGCGGGCACCATGCGCACCGCGCTGCCCTTCATCTACGGCTCGGGCCAGTATGTCGGCATGTTCGTCATCAAGCAGATCCAGTCCACCACGCGCCAGACCGACCGGCGCGGCGGGCTGGTGGCGGTGGTGGCCAAGGTGACCCTGATGGAGCATGGGGGCCTGGGTGGCCTGCTGGGTGCGATCATCAGCGTGGTCAACAATGCTGCCCGCTCCTCGGGGGCTGGGTCGAATGTCCAGACCGCACCGGCGGCCGCACCGCCCTCCGGCTCGCCCTCTTCGGTGCCGCCGTCCAGCATCGTGAGGTCCTGAGATGGACTATGTCGAGCACCTGACCTCGGACAACGACCGCTGGGACCTTCTGGCCTGGACCTACTACGGCGACCCGCATCTTTATGAACCGATCATCCTGGCCAACCCGACCGTGCCGATCCGGCCCTTCATCGAGGCCGGGCTGCGCCTGCGGATCCCGGTGATCGCGGATGAGGTGGTACTCGATCGCGATCTGCCGCCCTGGAAGCGGGGCCGCCAGGCATGATCGTCCCCGAGGCCAAATGGGTTCTGTCCTATTCCGGGGTGGACATCACCGGCGACATCGCGGGCGATGCGCTGATGATCGTCTATACCGATGCCGATCACGGCAAGTCCGACGAGATCGAGGTCCGGCTTGAGGACCGCATGCACCGCTGGAAGGGCAGCTGGTATCCCGAGAAGGGCGACGTGATGGACCTCATGATCGGCTGGATCGGCCGGGGCCTGCTCCCTTGCGGCAAGTTCGAGGTGGACGAGATCAGCTTCGACGGCCCGCCCGACACCGTCACGGTGCGCGGCCTGGCCGCCCCGGTGACCGCGAGCCTGCGCACCACCAAGACCCGCGCTTTCGAGAACAAGACCCTGCGCCAGATTGCCGAGCAGGTCGCGGGCGAGCACGGTCTGACCGTCGAGGGCGAGATCGAGGGCATCACCATCAAGCGGGTCACCCAGAACGACGAGCGCGACCTTGAGTTCCTGCGCCGTGTTGCCGATGAATACGCCCATGTCTTCGCGGTGCGCGACACGGTCCTGTTCTTCTCGACCATCGCCAGCCTTGAGGCGCAAGACCCGGTGGCCCTGATCCCGCGCACCGAGATGAAGCGGTTCTCGTTCACCGACAAGACCCACGAGGTCTACAAGGAATGCACCCTGTCCTACCACGATCCCGAGACCGCGCAGCTGATCTCGGTCACGGTCCAGGCCGAGGACATCACCACCGGCGACACGCTGAAGGTCCGCGCGCGGGTCGAGAGCGAAGCCCAGGCCCGCACCCGCGCCGAGGCCGAGCTGAAGCGCGCCAATGCCAAGCGCCTGCGCGGGCGCATAGAGATCGTGGGCGATCACCGCATGATCGCGGGCAACGTGATCGAGGTGGCGCTGATGGGCAAGCTGTCGGGGCGCTACTATGTCGAAACCTCCCGCCACCGCATCGAGCGCGGCGCGGGCTACACAACCGAGATCGAGGTGCGCCGTGTCGCTTAGAATTGGCATCGTGACAGAGATCGACCCGGCGACCGCCAAGGGCCGGGTCCAGTTCCCCGACCATGACAACGTGCAATCCTACTGGCTGCAGGTGCTGCAGGGCCGTACCCGCACCGACCGAACCTACTGGATGCCCGCCGTGGGCGAGCATGTCGTCGTGATCATGGACCAGGGCGAAGAGGCGGGCGTCATCGCGGGCGCGATCTACTCGGCCGCCGATGCCCCGCCCTCGTCCGACCCAAATGTTCACACCATCGTCTATGGCGACGGCGCATCGCTGACCTATGACAAGGGCGGGCAGACCTTCACCCTTTCGGTCGGTGGCACCACGGTCGAGATATCGCCTGCCGGGGTGGCGATCACCTCCCCCAGCCTGACCCATAACGGCACCAATGTGGGCGACACCCATATTCACCCCGAAAGCATCGGGGTTGTCACCGGGCCTCCCCAGTGAGCCTTTGGGTGCTTGGCGTGATCGCAAAAGGCGGTTACGGTTAGCCATCTCCTGACATTGCGGCACCCGACCCGGACACCTGTCCGGGTATGATCTCGCGCGGGCGCGGGCCATGGTCCGGCCATGGTTCAGGATATCCGCAACATAACCGCCGCAGACTGGCAGCCGCGTCTCGATGCGCATGGCGAGGTCGTCGCAGGCATCGACGACATCAATCAGTGCATCCGCACGATCCTGATGACGCCCAAGGGCTCGGTCCCGCACCGGCCCGAGTTCGGCTCGGACCTGTGGCGCTACATCGACCTGCCGACCAGCGAGGCCGCCCCCCATGTGATCCGCGAGGGGATCGATGCGCTGCGCCAATGGGAGCCGCGCATCGAGGTGGTGCGGATGGTTCCGATCGAGCTGTCGGCACATCTGCACATCACGGTCGAATGGCGGCTGGATGGTCGGGGCGAGATGATCGCCACGGAGGTGCGCGATGTCGCTGCCTGAGCCGAACTTCGTCGATCGCGATCCGGCCGCGCTCACCGCCGAGATGGTGGCCGATTACCAGGCGTATACCGGCCGCAAGCTGCAGCCCGCCCAGGTCGAGCGCCTGATCATCGACCTGATCGCCTACCGCGAAAGCCTGATCCGGGTGGCCATCCAGGAGGCGGCCAAGCAGAACCTGCTCGCCTTCGCCGCCTTCCCGATGCTGGACTACCTGGGCGAGCTTCTGGGGGTGGAGCGCCTGGCCGAAGCCCCGGCGATCGTCACGCTTTCCTTCACCCTGACCGAGCCGCGCGCCTCGGCCACCGTCATTCCGGCCAAGACGCGGGTGCGGACCGGCGATGGCCGCGTGGTCTTCGCCACCGACGCCGCCGCAGAGATCCCCGCAGGGGCGCTGTCGATCGAGATCGGGGCCAAGGCGGAAACCGCCGGGCCTGCGGGCAACGGCTACATTCCGGGGCAGGTGTCCTCGCTCCTCGATCCGCTGCCTGGCGTCACCGCGACCAACGTCTCGGTGACCTATGGCGGGCGCGCCGGTGAAACCGATGACCGTCTGCGCGCGCGCATCCAGCAGGCCCCCGAGAGCTTCTCGGTGGCGGGTCCGGTCGGGGCCTACCGCTGGCATGCGGTCAGCGCGCATCAATCCATCATCGACGCCGCCGTGCTGAGCCCGCGCCCCGGCCTCGTGCGCATCCACATCCTGACCGACACCGGCCTGCCGGGATCCGAGATGCTCGATCTGGTGGCCGAGGTGGTCTCGGATGACAAGGTCCGCCCGCTGACCGACAAGGTCGAGGTCGCGGCCCCTGCCCGCGTGGGCTACCAGATCGCCGCGCAGGTCACGCTCTATCGCAACGCCGATCCGACCAGCACCATGGCTGCCGTCCAGAAGGCGGCCGAAGCCTATGCGGCCGAGCGGCGCGCCGGGCTTGGTCGCGACCTTGTGCCCAGCCAGTTCATCTCGGCACTGTCGGTCGCGGGCGTCTATCGCGTCGAGCTGAACACGCCCGCCTGGCGCGAGCTGGGCGCGGAGGAATGGGCCGATTGCGAAGGCATCGCGATCACCCTCGCGGGGTCCGCAGATGGCTGACGATCTGCGCCTTCTGCCTGCCGGGATCGATGACGAGCGCAGCCGCGCGCTGCTGAAGCTGATCGGGCGGCTCGACAATCTCGACCTGACCACGCTGCTGGTCTACCGCATCGACGATCTGCCCGAGGATGCCTTGTCGCTGCTCGCTTGGCAGTTCAACATCCTGGGCGACGATGGCTGGGATCTGGCGACCACCCCCGAGGAGCGCCGCGCCCTGATCCGCCGCGCGCTCGATCTGCACCGCCATCGCGGCACACCCTGGGCGATCCGTGAGGCGGTCAAGGCGCTCGGCTATGCCGATGCCGAGATCGTCGAGGGCCTGCCGATCGCGCTTTATGACGGCGACAAGACCTACTCGGCCGTCGAGACCTATGGCGGCGGCACCCGCTGGGCGCTGTTCCGCGTCCTGCTGGACCTGGGCGAGAACAAGGGGGTGGATGCCGCGCAGATCACCCGCCTCGTGGCGCTGATCGAGCGCTGGAAGAATGCCCGCTCGCACCTGGTGGATATCGGGTTCCGGGCGGGGGTCGAGGACAGCCTTGAGCCGGACGAGGAAGCTGACACCACCGTTCGGCATTTCGCGGAAGACGTGCTGCCCTGGGGGCGGCGCTATGACGGCGCGATCCGCCATGATCACGGCACCCGGCACCTGCATGATGCGGCTCTGGCCCATGACGCCTCGGCCGATTACTCGGGCTGGGGCGAGGCGGGCGAGCGCCATGACAGTCAGCGCGTCCTGCTGGCAATGGGGATCGACCTTGCGGCCGAGGACCGGATCGAGGTCTCGCCCTCTTACAATGGCCACTACCTGCACTCGGCCATCAACTATGGCGCGGACCAGCCGCCGATGGCCGATCTTGCCATGCCGATCCGGCTGACGCGCCACATCCGGCATGATGGCCGGTATCGCCACGCGGGCGACCTTTACGATGGATCGATCGGGCACTCGGGCGCGCGCCCGTTCTACACCGGCGTGTTCCATTCAGGCCCCGTTACCACCGATTTAACCGCTTATTGAGGGTGCCATGAACGCCACCGAAACCATCGCCCTGAGAGGCTCGCTCCTGATCAACATCCGCCGCAGCGGGGTCCTGATCGACTGCTGGCGCGACGACAACATGATCATGGTGGGCGCGCGCACCGCGCTGGCCCAGCTGATCGCGGGCGACGGCGCGGGCAAGACCATCAACCGCATCGGGGTCGGCACCAATGGCAGCGGGCCAACGCCCGACGACACCGCCCTCACCGCGCCCTTCATCAAGAACCTGCAAGGCCACAGCTACCCCGGCCCTGGCCGGGTGCAGTTCGACTGGAGACTGGAGACCGCCGAGGCGAACGGCAAGGTCATCCGTGAGTTCGGCCTGATCACGGTCGACAGCACCCTCTTCGCCCGCAAGACCCGCGCCCCGATCGAGAAGGCCGACGACATCAGCCTCGACGGGACCTGGACCATCATCTTCTAAGAACAGGAGCCGCACTCATGGCGAACTTGCCCGAAACCACAACCTACCCCTCCGGGATCTACCAGATCGAGCTGACCGACCCGGTGGTCGGCGGCCCGGACGGTATCTCGAACGTCCAGGCCAAGCAGCTGGCCAACCGCACCGCCTGGCTGAAGGAAAAGGCCGACGAGCTGGTCGCCGCGCGCGGCGGCTTTGCCAACCTGGGCGACCGGCTGGCAGGCTATGACGCCTTCTCGCCCGAACAGCAGGTCGCGATCCTCGCGGGCATGCAGGAGGCGCTCGGCCTCGGCGGCGTCCTGGCGCGCGAGATGCAGGTGCTGCGCAAGCGGGTGCTGGCGCAGGGGTCCGTGGTCATCAAGAACAAGCACGTCATCACCGGGATGGTGTTGAGCAAATCCGACATCCGCGCCCTGCATCTGTCGCAATCCGGCACGGTCGGGACCGGCGTCAGCCGCGCCAAGATCGACGGGATGATCGTGTCGCTGGCCGATGACGACTATCACGTCTCGGTGCCCTTGAACGAGACCAGCGAGGCGCTGGACTACTATGCCTTCCTGATCGGCTCGGGCAGCAGCTACGAGGTACAGATCGCGCAGGAGGTGCCCGACAACGGCCTGCCGCTCTACCGGGTGACCGTGCCCGCCAACAACACCGGCAACAGCCTGTCGGCGGTCACGCTAACCGATCTGCGCGTGATCCAGGCCGCGAACGCCTGGCTGACCACCTTCGATCCCTGGGCATCGGTGTCCTTCCCCGAGGCGCTTCCGGCGGCCGACTATGCCGTGGAGCTGGAGGTCGAGAGCGCCACCGATCCGGCGGCGGTCGGAACGCTCGTGGTCTACGACAAGGCCCGCAACGGCTTCAAGCTTCGCCAGACGGGCAGCGCGGACAATGTCCATGTCCGCTGGACCCTTCTCAATCCGCGCTACCAGTGAGGACGCACCATGAACATCATCCACATGAACGAGGGCCACAAGATCACCGCATCGCTCGATGAGTGCATCCTGACCCTGGGCGGCAGCCTGACGATCGACATCGACGAGGAGCAGCGCGACGTCGAGCGCGTGATCACCGTCTTTGCCGATGCCAGCGGCGCGCTGTCTTTCGAGGGCGACACCTTCGCCGCCGTCATCACCATTCCGCCGCGCCGCTATGCGGAGGAGGTGACCGAGACCATCGACGGGGAAGAAGTGACCCAGACCGTCTCGGTGCCGCAGCCCTGTCAGGTTTCGGCCGTGACATTGCAGCTTTGGGCGGTGCCCGAAGCGAACGAACCCACTGAAACAGAGGAGTGACCTTCATGGGGATCACCATTTCCACGCCTGACGCCCTGCGCCAGTCTGTCGAGGTCGCATCGGGCGGCGTCAACACCGTGCTCTATGACGCGAAGGGCTATCCTTCGGTCATGTGCGTGGTGCCGCGCTTCAACATCGAGGACATCGACCCGGCGCTCGGCTCGGGCACCCACCCGGCCTTCATCGTCGGCGGTGTCCAGAAGTCCGAGATCTTCGTCGGCAAGTTCCTGGCGCGCGTTCACGACAACCACGCCCTGTCGATGCCGGGGCAGGACCCTTCGGCCTGGATCAATTTCGACACCGCCGATGCGCTGTGCTCGGTCAAGGGGCCGGGCTGGCACATGATGACGAATGCCGAGTGGTCGGCCGTCGCGCTTTGGTGCTGGAAGAACGGCTTCATGCCGCGCGGCAACACCAACTGGGGCCGCGATCACGCCCAGACCTACGAGACCGGGCGGCGGCAGGATGGCGGCGCGCCGGGCGATGCGACCGGCACCGCCCGCACCCTGACCGGCTCCGGCCCGGCCAGCTGGTTCCACGACAACAGCCCGGCGGGCATCGCGGACCTGACCGGCAATGTCTGGGAATGGCAGCGCGGCCTTCGCCTGGTCGATGGCGAGATCCAGATCATCCCCGACAACAACGCGGCGGCCACGGATGCCGATCATTCGAACGCCAGCACGCTCTGGCGCGCGATCATGCCGGACGGCACCCTGGTGACGCCCGGCACCTCGGGCACCCTGAAATGGGACGCGACCGGGGCAACCGGCACGGGCAGCCCGCAGCTGGCTACCTCGGTGACCAGCCAGTCGGACGGGACCACCTCGGCCTCTCAGCAATACAAGGACCTCACGGCCGCCGCGGGCGTGACCGTGCCGAACCTGCTGAAGCTTCTGGGCATGTTCCCGCATGACGCCACGATCGAGCGTGGGCGCTTCTACATGCGCAACGAGGGCGAGTGTCTGCCGCTCCGTGGGGGCGGCTGGGCCCGCGGCGGCAATGCTGGCGTCTTCGCCCTCCTCCTGAACAGCGCGCGTTCGCACGTGAGCACGTACATCGGCTTCCGGCCCGCTTTCGTGATCTGACATCTGATCACCTGATTTCTGCCGGGGCGGGCGATAGCCCGCCCCTTGCCCTTGAACCAACGAAGGAGGGTGCGGTGGAGGACCTTAAAATCCGCCGTAAATGCGAGGATATGATCGCATATGGCTATGTCGTGTTGCGGCAATTTCCCAAGGCTGAGCGCCACGTGCTCAGCCAGGAAATCCGCAACACGATGTGGAACCTGCTTCGTCTGATCATCATCTGCAACAAGCGGTACTTCAAGAAGACCACGATGCAAGACCTGGACGCGGAGCTCGACTTGCTGCGCAGCCAGGTCAGGATGGCCCAGAAGCTCGGATACCTCTCATTCAAAAGCTACGAAGTCTGGGGTCGTCATCTTGATGAGATCGGCCGCATGATCGGCAGCTGGTTCAAGAGCTTGCAGGAAAGGGGGCGCGGGTAATGTGGCTTGAGCGTCTGCCGATCCGTGGGGGCAACTGGAACAACGGCGGCAATGCTGGCGTCTTCGCCCTCAACCTGAACAACGCGCGTTCGAACGCGAACACGAACATCGGCTTCCGGCCCGCTCTCGGGGAACGCCAGAAGTCGCAGCCTCAAGGGGCTGCTTCCAGTGCACCTTCGAAAGGACCTGTGCTCCTCGGCCAAGTGCCGAAAGAAGTGAACAGGCCGGAGCGGGACAGTAGCCATCGGCTGGTGGTGACCCCTCGCTCCGGCCGAGCCCCGCGAAAGGCGGCTTGATGGCCAAGACCTACAAGAACCTGTTCGAGCATCTGACAACCTTCGAGGCCCTGCATCGCGCCTATGGCCGCGTCGTGAAGGGGCGGCGGCATCAGATGGACGTGATCCGCTTCGAGACCAACCTCGAAAGCAACCTGATCGAGATCCAGAACAGCCTTCTCTGAAAAACCTACCAGACCGGGCCTTACCGCAACTTCAAGGTCTTCGAGCCCAAGGAGCGCGACATCGCCGCGCTGCCGATCAAGGACCGCATCGTGCAGCATGCGCTGGTCGAGACGATTGACCCGATCTGGGCCTCGCGCTTCATCTTCGACACCTATGCCTGTCGGCCTGGCAAGGGCACCCATGCGGGTGCCGATCGCGCCCAGGCATTCCTGCGCGCCACCCTGCGCGAGCACGGGCAGGTGTTCGTTCTCAAGGCCGACATCGCCAAGTACTTCCCCTCGATCTGCCATGACGTGCTCAAGCGGCTGATCCGCCGCCGCGTGGCCTGCAGCGACACCCTCTGGCTGATCGACAACATCATCGACAGCACGGCCGAGGCGGGCGATCCGCTGCCGCGCGGGATCCCGATCGGCAATCTGACCTCGCAGCTCTTCGCCAACATCTACCTGCACGAGCTGGACGAGTTCGTGAAGTTCGACCTCCGCGAAAAGCAGTACCTGCGCTACATGGACGACTTTGCTGTCGTCGGGCATGACAAGGCCCACCTCCACCAGGTGCGCCGCGACATCGAGGACTTCCTGCATGCCCGCCTGGGGCTGCGCTGCAACCACAAGACCCAGATCTTCCCGGTCGCGCCCAGCAACGGCCGCGCGCTCGATTTCCTTGGCTACCGCATCTGGCCCACCCACCGGAAGATCAGGAAGGACAGCGCAGGCCGGATGCGGCGCAAGATGAAGCGCATGGCGCGGCTCTATCGCGAGGGCAAGACGACCTGGGATCAGGTTCATCAGGTCATCATGAGCTGGATCGGCCATGCCGGTCACGCCAACACCTACAAGCTGCGCACCCGCGTCCTGTGCGATGTGCCGTTCATTCCGCCACCGCTTGAAGTCCAAAGGAGGGCCAAATGACCAAGCTGACGGCCGTCGAGCCCCTGACCCCACTCGCGCCCTACCTGGGCGGCAAGCGCAACCTTGCGCGCCATATCATCCAGCGGATCGATGCCATTCCGCATGACTGTTATGCCGAGGTGTTCGTCGGCATGGCGGGCGTGTTCCTGCGCCGACATCAGGCCCCGAAGTCGGAGGTGATCAACGATTACAGCCGGGACGTGGCGACGTTCTTCCGCATCCTGCAGCGGCACTATGTGGCCTTCATGGACATGATGCGGTTCCAGCTGACCACCCGCGTGGAGTTCGAGCGCCTGGTCGCCACCGACCCCGAAACACTCACCGATCTGGAGCGCGCAGCCCGGTTCCTCTACCTGCAGAACACGGCCTTCGGCGGCAAGGTTTCGGGGCGGAATTTTGGGGTCGCGCCCGACCGCCCGGCGCGGTTCGACATCACCAAACTGGGCACCATGCTGGAGGAGGTTCACAGCCGCCTGGCGCGCGTGGTGATCGAGTGCCTGTCCTATGAGAAGTTCATCACCCGGTACGATCGGCCGGGCACCCTGTTCTATCTGGACCCGCCCTACTGGGGCAACGAGGGCGACTATGGAAAGGGCATGTTCGGTCGCCCGGACTTCATGAAGCTGGTCATCCTGCTCCACCAGATCGAGGGGCGGTTCCTGTTCTCGATCAACGATCGACCCGAGGTTCGGGACCTGTTTGCCGGGTTCAATATCGAGCCCGTGGAGACCACCTACACCGTCGCCAAGGGCGGCGCGAAGCGGGTCGGAGAGCTCATTATCAGCAACGTTTGAGGGGCGTTTAAACCCCGCTCAAATCGGCGCTCCGGGAGTGTGCAAACCTTGTGTCTGGATTGCGCAAACCTTGTGTCGCGCTATAGAGATGACGAGCGAGACGGTCACCGGCACCAGCCCCTCCCCCAGCAGCCGCAGGTGCAGCACGACGCCCGCGCCCGCCGGCACGAAGAGGAGCGAGAGGTTCTGAAGCAGCCCGCGTGCGGCCACGTCCAGCCCCTCCGGCACGGCGCCCCGCCACATCAGGAAGGCAAAGAGCATGACCATTCCGGCCACCGGTCCGGGCACGGGCAGCCCGAGGCTGCGCATGAGCAGTTCGCCGAGGAACTGACAGGTGAAGATGAGGGTGAGATAGGCCAGCAT